AGCAATAACTCCAGTAACTCTTACCTTACACTGAACAGCAGTTCCAACTCCAATGAATCCATAAGCAAAATTATCAACTCTTATATTTTGTGCGTCATCTATTGCTCTTGTTACACCAGATACGCCATAAAACTGGTTAAATGATTTTGATTCATATGTTAACTTTGTTTCTACACCGTCAGAGTGCTTTGTGATCAAATTTCCACTCTTAGCAAACCCAACTGTACTATCTACATCAAGAACAGTTGATCCAACAGATATAGAAGAGGTTGCTTTTGTAATTGGATGAATACTAAAGTCTCCAAAGAGAGATCCTCTGACTTGAATGTCTTTATCGTAGTCAAAGTCTAAACTTAAGACATGATAAGTCTTATCTCCTCTATTAATTTTCTCTACTTTACTTACTGCACCTCTTGCTGCTTTTGTATCTTCAGAAAAATCTTGAAATAGAGTTCTATTCTCTAATTCTTGAGGATCTCCCTCTAATGCCTCTACAACTAGATCTTTTGTGACACGATATTGTGCATCAGATGGTCTGAATAGAAAATCTCTTGGTTTTATAACATCTACATTCTCACCATACAATGCACGGAAGAGAATTTCAAAAGATTGATCAGTTCCCTTTGATTCGTAGAAATTTTTTGACTGTTTTATAAAAATTCTTTTATCAATATTGCTATCTAACTCTCTTTCTTCAAATCCTGGTGTAATTTGAGTTTTTACCTTTTTGAAAAACTCCTTCAAAAATAAAATACTTAAATTATCAACAACAGATCCAGAAGTATGAGTTGCAATCTCAGATTTTGTAAAAACTAACTCATCTTGAACATTTGGATTCGTAAATGAAGTAATTCCACTAAATCCCCTTACACAACCAGTAAAAGTGTTTGTTGTAATTCCTGTATATGTAATAATCTCAGAATCAATCTTGAGAAAACCATAAGTTTGAGGAAAACCAGTTGTAGAATCAACAGATATTACATCATCCGTAAAATTAAGGTTTTCAGTCAACTTTGCCGAATCTACAAGATTAGTTAACTCGTCAACTTTAATATATTTGTCAATATTCTTAAAAAGATCAAGAGTAAGACCTTGACTTTCTATAGATTTATAATATTCTGATAAAAAATCATTAACAAGAGGAAAATCCTCCCGAATAAAGGCGGGCAGTTGATTTTTAACAACTGAACTAATCTTAACTCTGGTATCTACCATTTTATAATTGTATTATGGTTAGTACGATGGTTGTGATGCTGAAGGATCTCCTAAAACACTGAATGATGGTAAATCAATGACTTCAATACCGTCATTAGGAGAAATTCTTGCCAAATTTCCATTATGGTAACTTGGTGTAGATTTATATAAGGTTCCTGAAGGATTGGATCCTGAAGAAATATCATCCGTTAACATATTTAACGTACTACTATTAATATCTAGTTGTAAATAAAGATCCTGTAATCCAATCACATCATTAGAACGAGGACAAGCAGAAATTTCTACTATTGGTTCACCTTGAACGGATTTTGATGTACTTGAGATATTAATTGCATCAATCATAATATCACCTCGTGCATAATCTATAGTTCCAATGTTTTTTCTCAAAATTACTGGTTCAGTTTGAGATCTCAATTTGAATAAAAAGAGAGTTCCAGTCTGAGACTCAACATTTGGTGAATCACTGATGTAAACAACGTCATTTATACCAAAAACTTTAAATCCAGATGATTTTATATTATATGAATTCGCATTTTTTATATAGAATGGATTTCCGAAGCAAATTTCATACTCTGCGAACTGATTTAACCTTGCTCTCATGTCTCTTCTCATGATAACTGTCGTAATATTGGAAGTAATTGCCGAATTACTGTTATCAATAAGAGTTTGGAACTTACTATACTTGAATTTTGCACCATATTTGTTCATTTCACTTGAATTTGCAAATTCATTGATGTTATTTGATATAATTGTCTTCAAGAAATCCGCACTTGGTGCTAAATTTGCGTTATAATAGGCAGTAACATCAGTTTCAACGTATAAAAACTTCAAATCAAGGATTTCTGGGACAATTCCTGCCACTGAATAGTGTCTGAGTTTGTCTTTGAGGTTATCTTTGATGGAATTTGGTACAAAAGGTCCATGAAATGGCTTGATTGTGATAAAAACCTTGCCAAATTGTGGTGGATCAAGTTCTTCACCACCAAAAACAGACACAGATTGAGTTTCTGGGTAAATTCTTGGTATGAGTGCCTCATAATCTGCTGCTGTCACAGCACGATTTTGGGATGCATAGATCCGAGGTGCAAAACTTTTGATAGAATCTACAGATTCAATGTCTTTTCCACCCTCAGATGGTAAAGTTGACGTAATTAAGGAGATTCCTTCACTCACTAAGTTGTTATTGTTGTCTACAATACGTCCGTTAAATGCAAATTGAGTGATTCCATTACCTTCTGCACCACTAGTTGTAACATACGAAACATCAATAACGTTAAGTGACTCTAATTTTTCACCAAATACACCATCACCAAAGAGTAGTTCATATCTTTCATCTTCAACCTCTTGAATAAAGAAGACTCTAGAGGTAGATGTAATCTCAAATAGACTATCTGAGAGTAAAAACTTCTTTGATGAAGTGCTTGCAGCAGTATCTCTAACTTCAACTCGTATTGTTGACGTATCAATATCAGAGTTTTCGAGAATATATCTGATAGGAGGAGATGGATTTTCTGATTGAACTATAAAGTTTGCTGTGAGATACTTTCCTTCAAATATTTCAACATCTTCAAAACTTGCAATTCCATTTGAATCAACAGGAACCGTAACATCAGATCCAATCGCAAATGAATAACTCTCTGTTCCAAAGGTTGAAGATGCTGTACACACCAAACCCCTCTTTAAAGACAGTGTAACAGGGTTTGTTGAAAATCCAGTCGTATCTACAAAAAAGGAAATACGAGCTCTTGCAGCAGTTTTTGAACGGGGTACATAACCAATATTACGTGCTAATGCAACAACATTCTCTCTTAATGTCGCACTATCAATGAAAACCTCATTACTTACCATATTGGCATTGTAAGAGGAGATGTAAGTATTGTATGCAAGTACGTCTATGATTGCAGAAATGTTTGACCCTTCAAAATCATAGTCTGTGAAGTTACTATTTGCTCTCAAAAAATCTTTGAGAGAGACTTTTATCTGATTAAAGTCTAAATTTGTAAAATTTACTAGTGCCATTATCGTGTTGGCTGTAGTGCGAATTCTAATTGTTGTGGAAGAACATCAATACCAATAATGTCATATACTAAGACTACATTAAATGCATTACCTTCGTAATCAGGAATACAATTAATCTTTTTCAACTTAACTCTTGGTTCAAATCGTGAGATCGTAGTTTTTATCTCTTCCTTAATTGCTGATGCAGTTTGATCGTTTATGTTCTCAAAAATAGATTCTCTCACTCTTGAACCTAATTCAGGTTCAAAGAAACGTTCACCAGGTGATGTCAATATCAAGTTCCGTACAGATCTTGCAATCGCAGTTTCATTCTTAACCGTAATGAGGTCAGAATTAATCGGATTAATTTCAAATGACATGCTCAGGTCTTTAAACCCCTTACTTATCCGTTGAACAGGCATTAAAGAAAATCTAACTTATTTATTCATTATTTAGCATAAAAAAAGCACCTTCAGAAAAGGTGCTCATGAGAGGTCTTAACCCACTTTATATCACTCTTGGTTTTTCATGCCCAACACGTATCCGAGGATCACACCAAATCTCATATCCTTTCTCCTTAGCATCTAAGCAGAATGATACATCTTCTCCACACATATCCTGTACTGCACCAGATTCAAATACCTGCATCTTCGGTGCAAACCAAGGATACTCTAAACTCTCAAAGACTCCATTCTTAATCATTACCCAACCAAAACCAGTATAGTCTACTGTAAATGGTTTCTTTCTTCTTGCCATTGTCTCTACAGTTTCGTGATTCATCACTCCACCATTTGATCTGAAATCATCTTCCTCTAACCAATGTGCAACAGATGTAGTCTTTCCATCTTCAGTACAATACCATCCAGCAGTAATTTCTTTCTCATTACCATCCTTATCAATTGCTAGATCACATAACTGCCAAAACTTATTGACATCAAATACTATGTCAGAGTCAATCCACAACTGATAGTCATACTTAAGTTTACCATCCCAAGGTACTTGATTCGGTCCACGTAATACATTTGCACCTAATACTTTACAACGTGCAAAGTTTACCATTGAAGAATAGTCTTGACTAATCTGTATCGACATACCATTCTGTACTAAGTCAAAACAGAGTTGTACAAAGTTCTTTAGGAAAATATAACTACATCCTCTACCAGGTAAACAAAAGACTATTGCTTTACCTTTCATACGTTCTTTGATAGCATCTATATCCCATACTGGTTCATTTGCCTTGGGAGCAGCTGCTTTAACAGTAAATCCTTTTGCCATAATTGTGTAAGTCCTTCAACTCAATTATATCAGTTTATTATGTATATGTCAATAAGAATCTTCGTCTGTGGGTAATGTAGAGGAAACCCTATTCGGACCACCAACACCTACCTGTGGTGCGGCAATACTATATGATAAGTCTTTTTCTGTATAGTCAGTCTTCAGTAATCCTACCATCACATTCAACAATTGCCACTTCTCTTCAAATTCTTCTTGACGTAAATTATAATATAACACTCTATCTCCTGCATATATGTGATAAGTCGTCTCAGAGGCACGATTCATAATGTCTTATTTTACACACATATTATATATCGCAACTATACAACTTCCGATGATGACCCATATTGGAAACATTATAACTCTGTAAAATCCACCGAGAATTTTTTTCATATCAAAAAAGTAAAAAGGTCAAAAATTTTTTGCGGGATTTTTTTATATACAACTCGAACTGTCACCTCTGTAGGTTAGGGACTTATCGATTTTTATAAACGGCAACGCG